TACGGCGACCACCGAGATCTACACTCTTTCCCTACACGACGCTCTTCCGATCTACCAGCGTGCCCGGTGTGGCGCGGCCGAGGCCGGCGTAATGGGCCGCAAGTCCAGCATCAAGCGACTGGACCCGCGCGTGCGCGAGGCGGTGGATGCCGCCATCCGCGAGGGCCGGGCCACCATCGACGACATCGTGGCCATTGTCGCCGCGATGGGCGGCCAGGCCAGCCGCTCTGCCGTTGGCCGCTACAAGCAGCAGGCCGAAGCCCAGATGCAGCGCTACCGCGAGGCGCAGGAGGTGGCCAAGGTGTGGATCGGCAAGCTGCAGGCCGACCCGGAAGGCGACGTCGGCCGTCTGCTGGCCGAGATGTTGCGCACTACCGCCTTCCAGACCCTGGGCGACATGGAGGCCGCCACGCCGGGCGACGTGATGTTCCTGGCCAAGGCCCTGAAAGACCTGGCCAGCGCCGACAAGCTGACGGCCGAGCGCATCATCAAGGTGCGGCAGGAAATGGCCAAGGACGCCGCCGACAAGGCCGCTGCCGTGGCCAAGTCCAAGGGCCTGAGCAAGGACACCGTCGAGGAGCTGCGGCGCGAGATTCTGGGGGTGGCGTGAATACCAATTTTATTCCTCGTTTTATTCCTGGCCATGCCGTCACCGATATCGCGCCTCGATAACGAACCGGGCAACGATACCCCGGCCACGCTGCTGCCCTACCAGCAGAAGTGGATCGCCGACCCTTCCCCCTTCAAGCTGATGGAGAAGAGCCGTCGGACGGGTATCACCTGGGCCGAGGCATCCGACGACGTACTGATCGCGGCGGCCGACAAGAGCGCCGGCGGGCAGAATGTCTATTACATCGGCACCGACCAGGAGATGACCGAGGAGTACATCCAGGCCTGCGCCATGTGGGCCAAGGCGTTCAACCGTGCGGCCGGCGAGGTGGAGGTTGGCTTCTGGGACGAGGACGAGGAAGACAAGCACATCAAGACCTTCTCGATCCGATTCCCTGACTCTGGCCACAAGATCCTGGCCCTGGCCAGCCGGCCCCGCAAGCTGCGCGGCAGACAGGGCGTACTGGTGGGCGACGAGGCGGCCTTCCAGGACGATCTGGGCGAGTTGATCAAGGCGGCGCTGGCCTTCCTGATCTGGGGCGGCAAGGTGCGCATCATCAGCACCCACGACGGCGAGGACAACCCGTTCAACGAGCTGATCAACGAGGTGCGGGCCGGCAAGCGCGAGGGAACGGTGCACCGCATCGCATTCCGCGAGGCGGTCGCCCAGGGCCTGTATCGGCGCGTCTGTCTGCGCAAGGGCATCCCCTGGGCCGCGGCCGAGGAGGCGGCCTGGGTGGAGAGCGTGTACCGCTACTACGGCTCGGACGCCGACGAGGAGCTGGACGTGATCCCGGCATCGGGTTCTGGAATCTTCCTGGCGTCTGCTTTGATTCTATCCAGAATGTCCGACACCACGCCCCTGGTGCGTGGCCGCTGGGACAGCGGCTTCGCCCTGTTGCCTGAGCGGTCGCGGCAGGTCGAGGTGGAGGACTGGTGCGCCGAGAACCTGCTGCCCCATCTGCGCCGGCTTGACGCAGATCGACCCCACGGCTTCGGTTTGGACTTCGGCCGCTTGCGCGATCTGACCGTGCTGCCAATCCTGGAGGAAGGGACGAACCTGCATCAGCGGGTCAGGTTGTGGATCGAGCTGGCCAACTGCCCATACCGGCAGCAGGAGCAAATCCTCAAGTACGTGGTGGAGCGGCTGCCGCGCTTTCGCAAGGGCGCGATGGATGCCACCGGCAACGGCCTGGCCCTGGCCGAGTATGCCCAGCAACAGTGGGGGGTGATGCGGATTGAGGCGGTAAAGTTGTCCGACAGTTTCTATCTTGAGCACATGCCGCATTTCCAGGCCGGCTTCCAGGACGGCACGCTTACCGATATCCCCAAAGACGACGAGATCCGGGACGATCTTCGGGCGATCAAACGGATTCGCGGCGTGCCGAAGCTGGGCGCCGCACGCACTCAGGCTGGTGCCGACAAGATACAGCGACGCCACGGCGACGGCGCGATCGCGCTGTTTCTGGCCGATTACGCCATGCGGCAGGATGTCGTCGACATCGAGTGGACGCCGGCGCCGGCACGGTCCACCCGCTGGGATGAAGGCGACAGGAGCACAGAAGACATGCCCGCCATGAAAGGAGCCTACTGATGGCGCAGATACTCGATCAATATGGCAATCCGATCGAGCGCAAAACGCTCTCGGAACCGCAGACCTCGCGCCTGGGCCACCTGGCGCAGGAATTTGCCGGCCACCCCTCGCGCGGGCTTACTCCACCCAAGCTGGCCCGCATCCTGGAGGAGGCCGAGCAGGGCAACCTGGCCTCCCAGGCTGAGCTGTTCATGGACATGGAGGAGAAGGACGGCCACATCTTCGCCGAGATGAGCAAGCGCAAGCGCGCCCTGCTCACCCTGGACTGGGACGTGGCGCCACCGCGCAACGCCAGCCGCGCCGAGGAGGACGATGCGGCCTGGCTGCGCGAGGTGTTGCAGGACATGGACAATTTCGAGGACGTGTTTCTCGACGCGCTCGATGCCATCGGGCATGGCTTCTCGGCGCTGGAAGTCGAGTGGCATCTGCTCGGCCGGGAGTGGCTACCCAAGTCCATCGACCATCGGCCGCAGTCCTGGTTCCAGACTGGCCGCGATGACCGCAACCAGATCCGCCTGCGGGACAACTCGCTAGACGGCGCGGCATTGAGGCCATTCGGCTGGATCTTGCACACCCACAAGGCCAAGAGCGGCTACGTGGCACGGGGCGGCCTGCACCGCGTGCTGGCTTGGCCGTTCCTGTTCAAGAACTACTCGGTGCGGGATCTGGCCGAGTTCCTGGAGATCTACGGCCTGCCGCTGCGCCTTGGCAAATACCCGACTGGCGCTTCCGATGTCGAAAAGGCTACGCTGCTGCGTGCTGTCACTCAGATCGGCCACAATGCCGCGGGCATCATCCCGGAAGGAATGTCCATCGACTTCCAGGAAGCGGCCAAGGGGCAACACGACCCTTTCGAGGCCATGATCGACTGGTGCGAGCGCACGCAATCCAAGGCCATCCTGGGCGGCACGCTCACCAGCCAGGCCGACGGCCAGAGCAGCACCAACGCCCTAGGCAACGTGCACAACGAGGTACGCCACGACCTGATGGTCTCCGACGCGCGTCAGCTCGCCGGCACGCTGAGCCGCGATCTGCTCTACCCATTGCTGGCCCTCAATCGCGGCGTTAAAGACCCGCGCCGGCTGCCGCGCTTAACGTTCGACACCCAGGAGGCCGAGGATTTGTCGCTCTACGCCGATGCCCTGCCAAAGCTGACCGGCATCGGCATGAAAATACCGAGCACCTGGGCCCATGACAAGCTGCGCATCCCACAGCCTGACGATGGTGAGGCGGTGTTGGGGGCGCCTACAGCAGAACCCAAGTCGCCATCAGTCAACAGGGCGGCGCTGCGGGCTGAATCGGAAGATCAGACCCATGCCGACGAGCAGTCGGCGCGCTTGTCTGCAGAGGCAGAACCAGCGATGGACGAATGGATCTCCGGCCTACGCCGCCTGGTCGACGAGGCCCAGAGCCTTGAAGCCCTGAGGGATGCCATGCTCGTCGCCTATGGCAGCCTCGATTCTGACCGTCTCGCCAAGGTCATGGCGCTCGGCTTCGCCGCGGCCGAGCTTGCCGGAATGTCCGATGTGCGGCAGGAGGCAGGTCTTGGCTGACCTCGCTGGCATTCTCAAGAAGCCGTTCGCCGAGCAGGTCGAGTTTTTCCGGCGCAAGCTGAATCTGCCAACCGAGCACTGGGACGACATTCTCATGGCCGCCCACGACCGGGCCTTCATCGTCGCCGGCGCCGCAAAGGCCGATTTGCTGGCCGATCTGCGCACTGCCGTTGATGCCGCCATCGCGGAAGGCAAGTCGATCGGCTGGTTCAGGAAAGAGTTCGATGGAATCGTCGGCCGTCATGGCTGGCAGTATCGAGGCGAGCGCGACTGGCGGACTCGGGTGATCTACACCACCAACATGGCCAGCAGCTACGCAGCAGGCCGTTGGCGTCAGCTCAACGACCCGGACCTGAAGAAGGTGCGGCCATACTGGCAGTACGTGCATAACGACAGTGTGCTGCACCCGAGACCGCTGCACCTGTCATGGAACGGCCTAACCCTGCCGGCTGATGATGCCTTCTGGCGATCACACTATCCGCCGAACGGCTGGGGCTGCCGCTGCCGTGTGGTCGCTGTGCGCGGCCCGGTACCCGGCAACAAGACGGAGGCGCCAGACGACGGCACCTGGACCAAGCTCGACCGCTGGGGCAACCGACACGAAATACCTAAAGGCATCGACTATGGCTGGGACTACGCCCCAGGGCGCAGCACCGCCAATGAGTTGGCCGGTCTGGCCCAGGAAAAGGCCGCCAGCTTGGCGGAGCGGGACGGCGGCTTGGCCCGGCGCTATGTCAGCTGGCTCAATGAGGCGGGCATCCAGTCTCCAAAGGTGCGTCAGGCGCTGAGCGTGCTGGGCAAGAAACTGGGGGCGCAATGAGCGCTCCCCCGATCAGCGTCCAGTTCGACGACAAGCGGGTGCTCGACGCGCTGGGAGAACTGTTGCGGCGCGTCGCCCGTCCGCGGCCTGCACTGCGGGAGATCGGGGAATCACTCACCGAAAGCACCAAGCGCCGTTTCGAGACATCGACCGCGCCAGACGGCAGCCATTGGGCCGGGAACAGCGACGTCACACTGATGGAGCACCTCGGTCGGACGAAGGGAAACTTCCGCAATGATGGTGGCCTCACCAAGAGAGGGGCCGCCCGTCTTGGAGCCAAGAAACCGCTTATCGGCGAGACGCGAAGCCTCTCCACCAAGATTCACTACAATGTCCTGGCCGATGGTGTCGAGATCGGCAGCTCGATGGAATATGCGGGCATGATGCACTTCGGCGGCAAGAAGTCTGAGTACTCAAAATTGTGGGGTGATATCCCGCCCAGGAAATTCATTGGCGTCTCGAACAGTGATGCCAGCAACACCCTAGACATTCTTGGTGACTATATCGGCGGCTCGATGCGATAGAAATTCGCGCCCGTTTTTGTTTCACTATGTGCAATATTATTGTTTATCGCCTGTCCCGCTAAGTTCTGTCGAATCCCGTTTGATCCCATTTATCTCATTCATCCCCTGGTAAATATCTCGCCCCCTCTCACCAGAGGCATGGCGCTGATGTACCACGCCCAGGAGAAGAACGTGAACGTGCCCGGCAGCCCGACCACCGGCAAGCGCGGCGGCATCCTCAACTCGGTCACCCGCGTGGTGGTCAAGCCCACCCACATGATCGGCGGCTACGCCCAGCTGGCCTACAGCTTCAACTACTACGGCCCGGTCGGCAGCAACCGCGACGAGGTGGTGGTGGTGCGCAAGATCGCCGACCAGGACGTCGACTGGCTGGAGCGGCCGTTGACCCCCGAGCGGGAAGAGCAGCGCAACCCGGCCGGTATCGGCCCCCGCTGATGCGCGATCAGGAATAGGAGAAAACCATGAAAGTCAGAGCGCAATTCGCCTTCGTCTTCAACCTGGACAAGTGCATCGGCTGCCACACCTGCTCGGTCACCTGCAAGAACGTCTGGACCAACCGCAAGGGCGCCGAGTACATGTGGTTCAACAACGTCGAGTCCAAGCCCGGCATCGGCTATCCCAAGCAGTGGGAGAACCAGGACATCTGGCGCGGCGG